TTTGATATAGAAACAAATGGATTTCTTGATGAGTGTGACACCGCACATTGTATTGTCTTAAAAGATATAGATACAAATGAAATTCACAAGTTAGACAATAAGTCTGCTGTTAAAAAATTAGAAGAAGCAGAACTACTTATTGGTCATAACATTATTAAGTTTGATATTCCTGTTTTAGAGAAGTTATTCTCAGCTACATTTAAGGGTAAAATTTTTGACACAATCGTAGCAACTCGATTACTTTTTTCAGACATCAGAGAAACTGACTTTGCTAGAAAAGATTTTCCAAAAGATTGCATTGGTAGACATTCTCTTAAAGCATGGGGAAATAGAATAGGTAAGTACAAAGAACAGATAGATACTGACTGGAAAACATTTACTCCTGAAATGCTAGACTATTGTGTTCAAGATGTAGAAGTAACTCATTCTTTATACAATGTTATAAATAAAAAAGGTTACTCACAACAGGCTATGGATTTAGAGCATGAAGTAGCACAAATAATATTTAAACAAGAGAGATATGGTTTTACTTTTAATAGAAAAAAAGCAGAAGAATTATATACAATATTAAATAGTAGAAGAATTGAATTAGCAGAAAAATTACAAACTATATTCTTACCTATCACTGAAGAAAGATGGTCAGTTAAAACAGGTAAGAAATTAAAAGATAGTATTACTATTTTTAATCCATCAAGCAGACATCACATAGCTAAGAGATTAAAAGATAAGTATGGTTGGGAAGCTAAAGAATTTACTCCTGATGGTAAGCCTAAATTAGATGACAGTATACTTTCTAAATTAGATTACCCTGAAGCTAAGATATTATGTGAACATTTTTTATTAGATAAAAGAATTGCACAATTAGCAACAGGTACACAGGCTTGGTTAAAACATGAGCGTAAAGGTAAAATTCATGGCACATGTAATACAAATTCTTGTGTTACTGCTAGAGCCAGTCATTCCTTTCCAAATTTAGGACAGATACCAAGTACAACTGTTCCATTCGGTAAAGAATGTAGAGAATTGTTTGCAGTGCCAGTAGGTAAGAAATTAGTAGGCATAGATGTCTCTTCTTTAGAAGTTATGATGTTATGTCATTTCATGTCTAAGTTTGACAGTGGTGCTTACACTAAAGTGGCACTTGAAGGTGACATACACACAGAAACACAGAAATTAGCAGGGTTAGAAAGCAGAGACCTTGCAAAAAGATTTTACTATTGTTTTTTATATGGTGGCAGTGTCAAAAGAATAGCTGAAGTAATTAACAAGCCATTCAAAGAAGCAGGGAAGATTAAGAAAAGATTTTTAAATAACTTACCTGCCTTACATAAACTTATAGAAGCTGTGAAACTTGTGTCAGAACAAGGTTTTATAACTGCTCTTGATAAGAGACAGATTAAAATACGTTCTAGCCACGCCTCATTAAATAGTTTGCTCCAAAGTGCAGGAGCAATAATTTGCAAGAGATGGTTAGTAGAATTTAACAATTCAATAAAAGAAATTCCACATGTGCAACAGGTTGTCTGGGTACATGATGAAATACAAGTTGAGTGTCTTGAAAAAGATGCCGAACAAGTTGGTAGACTTGCTGTCGAATGTATTAAACGAACAGGTGATTACTTCCAATTAAGAGTGCCTTTAACAGGTGAATTTAAAATAGGAAATAATTGGAGTGAAACACATTAATGTATAATAAAAAATTTGACCTTGACCTCAAGTATGGTCAGGAAAGAGAGAAGCGTTTAGCATCTATCTTAGATAAAGATAAAACAAAAATAGAAATTAAGACTGAAAGAGACTGGTGGTTTAAGACTGGTAACATTGCTATTGAAATAGAATGTAACGGTAAGCCTTCAGGTATCATGGCTACAACGTCTGATTACTGGTGTCATATATTGGCAGATGGTGACAAGGATTATTGTAGAATGATATTCGACACAAAGACAATCAAAAGGTTGGCAAAGAAATACATCAAAACATTAAAGAATGGTGGTGATGGTTGGAGAAGCAGGTTTGTACTTGTGCCTTTAGCCGAAATATTTATGCCAAAAAATTTAAGCAAATCTATGCAGGAAAGGATAGTTAAATGAACACAAAGTTATTAATAGATGGTGATATTTTAATTTATAAAATAGCTACATCAGCAGAAGTCGCTACTAATTGGGGTGACTTATGGACACTACATTGTGACCAGAAAAAATGTGAAGCAGAAGTAGACAATGCAATAGATGACTTAGGTTCTAACTTAGAAGCTGATGATTATGTTGTTTGTCTAACTGATAAAGATAATTTTAGAAAAGATATTCTTCCTTCTTATAAAGATAATAGAAAAGCTAAACGTAAACCAATGGTGTTAGGTGCATTGCGTGAGTATGTAATGAAGAAACACAATGGTGTTGTTTGGAAAAACTTAGAGGCAGATGATGTCATGGGTATCATGGCAACAGAACCTACAGATGAGAAGCGTATCATTGTGAGTATTGATAAAGACATGCGGACTATTCCATGTAAACTTTCACAAGATGGTATGACTGTTGATGATGTCCCATTAAAATTAGCTAACTACTGGCACATGATACAAACATTGACTGGTGATAAGACTGATAACTATGACGGAATTGATGGCGTAGGAATTAAGACAGCAGAAAAATTAATAATGAAATACACCAATGTTTCACACAAAGATTTGTGGGATATCGTTCAAGGTATTTACAAGGACAAAGGCTACACAGAAGCAGAAGCATTGCAACAAGCTAGGGTAGCACACATCTGTAGACATGGTGATTACAATAAGAAAACAGGAGAAGTAAAACTATGGACATTATAAAAAAACCACCACATTATAATCAAGGTGGCATTGAACCCATAGATTACATTGTTAAAAACAAACTCTCATACTGTGAAGGTAATGTTGTCAAATATATTTCACGTTGGAAATACAAAGGCGGCATAGAAGATTTAAAAAAAGCTAAACAATACATAGATTTTATTATTGATAAAGAAGGCACAACCACAGTAACAGAAAGTAAAAATGATTAACTACGAAAGAGATGAACTGCTTACTGATTTTGGTAAGACAACTTTAAAAGATAGGTACTTATTACCTGAAGAAACATCACCGCAAGATGGATTTATGAGAGCCGCTAAAGCGTTCTCTGATAATGATGAGATGGCACAACGTATTTATGATTACGCTTCTAAATTATGGTTCATGTTTTCAACTCCTATCTTATCTAATGGTGGAACTAAAAGAGGTATGCCTATCTCATGTTTTTTAAATTACGTTGCAGATAGTAGAGAAGGATTAACAGGACACTACACAGAGAATGCTTGGTTAGCATCTATTGGTGGTGGCATAGGTGGTTACTGGGGTGACGTAAGAAGTGATGGTGTTAGTACATCAGGTGGTTCTGCATCTTCAGGTTCGATACCATTTTTACATGTAGTTGACAGTGAGATACTTGCATTCTCTCAAGGTAAAACAAGGCGTGGTAGTTATGCGGCGTACATGGATATATCTCACCCAGAGATAATAGAATTTTTAGAAATGCGTAAGCCTAGTGGTGGTGACATTCATAGAAAATGTTTGAACCTCCATCATGCAGTAAATTTATCAGACAAGTTTATGCACTTGATTGAGAAGTGTATAGCTGAACCTACTTATGATGACAGTTGGAGTTTAATAGACCCACATACAAAAGAAGTTATCAGAACTGTATCAGCTAGAGATTTGTGGCAGAAACTATTAGAAAATAGAGTAGCCACTGGTGAGCCTTATGTTTCATACATAGATACAATCAATGAAGCGTTGCCTGAGACACAAAAGAAATTAGGATTGAAAGTACATCATTCAAATTTATGTACCGAAATTACATTACCTACTAATGAAGATAGAACAGCAGTGTGTTGTTTGTCTTCTGTAAATTTAGAAAAGTATGATGAATGGAAAAATGATAGTTTATTTATATCTGATTTAGTTAGATTTTTAGATAATGCTTTAACTCATTTTATAACTCATGCACCTGACAGTGTATTCAGAGCAAAGTTCAGTGCGTCACAAGAAAGAAGTATAGGATTAGGGGCTATGGGTTTCCATGCCTACTTACAATCTAAGAGTATACCTTTTGAAGGTGCATTAGCTAAGTCACTTAACATGCAAATGTTTAAGTCTATCAAAGAACAAGCGGTAGCTGAGAGTAAAAGGCTTGGTGTTAAGCGTGGAGAAGCACCAGACATGGAAGGTACAGGCATGAGAAATGCACACCTTTTAGCTGTTGCACCTAATGCTAGTTCGTCTATCATTTGTGGAACAACATCTCCATCAATAGAACCTTACAGAGCCAATGCTTATGTGCAGAAAACTATGTCTGGTTCTTTTTTAGTTAAAAATAAATACTTAGAAAAGTTATTAGAAAAGAAAGGAATAAACAATGATGATATATGGTCGTCCATTGTCTCGCAAAGGGGTAGTGTCTTACATCTCAAACAGTTATCAGACTATGAAAAAGATATTTTTAAAACTGGTATCGAGATAAATCAACAGTGGATTATAGAACATGCGGCAGACAGACAGAAATATATTTGTCAAGGTCAGTCAGTAAATGTTTTTGTCCCTGCTGATGTTAACATTAAAGAGTTACATGACATACACATGTTGGCATGGAAACGTAAATTAAAAACTTTGTATTATTGTAGAAGTGAAGCAATCAAACGTGCAGAGTTAGTATCAAAAAAAATAGAAAGAACAATCATACCAGAAGCTGATTGTTTAGCCTGTGAATAAAGAGGACAGAAGTGAATTATCCACCAATCAAATCATTTGGATTTAAGAAAAGAAAAAAGAGAACACCAAAACAAACAGTGCTATGGACAGTTTATCATACTGTCTTAGCATTTGAGTTGTTAATATTAATCATAATAGAAGGGATAGAGTTACTAAGATGAGTTTATTTAAAACAAGAACGTACTATAAACCCTTTGAATACGATTGGGCATTTGAAAGTTATGACATGCAACAAAAGATGCACTGGCTACCAAGTGAAGTTCCATTACATGAAGACGTAAGAGATTGGAACGAAAGATTATCTACAGAAGAGAAGAACTTAATAGGACAAATATTAAAATTCTTTACTCAAGGTGACGTAGATATTGCTCAAGCATATCTTGATAAATATATTCCTAAATTTAAACCACCTGAAATTAGAATGATGTTGTCTGCTATAGCTACATCAGAAGCTAATCATGCACACAGTTACTCATTATTAAATGATACGATTGGTTTGCCTGACAAAGAATACAAAGCGTTCCAAGAATATAAAGAGATGTCTGATAAACATACTTATTTATTTGCCAGTAAAGGTACAGGAATAGAAGGACTGGCTAGAGAAATAGCTTGTTTCTCTGCTTTTGGTGAAGGCTTACAACTGTTTGCTTCATTTGTTATGCTACTTAACTTCCAAAGATATGGAAGAATGAAAGGTATGTGCCAGATAGTTACTTGGAGTATCAGAGATGAAACACACCATGTAGAAAGTATGATTAAAATATTTCATTCTTTAATAAAAGAGAACCCTCACATTTGGACAGAAAAATTTAAAGCAAGTATCTATCAAACAGCTAGAGACATGGTTGACCTTGAAGATAAGTTTATTGATTTAGCTTTTGCTCAAGGTGGTATTAGAGGATTAAAAGCTGATGAAGTTAAACAGTACATCAGATACATAGCTGACAGAAGATTGTTACAGCTATCTTTAAAACCTAACTATGGTGTCAAAGAGAACCCTCTATCTTGGTTAGATTGGGTGTTAAATGGCGTAGAACATGCCAACTTCTTTGAGAATAGAGCCACTGAATACAACAAGGGAACAGTCACAGGGAGTTTATGGGAATAAAGTTCCCTTTTTAGATGAATAAATTAGACGAAGATTTAACATTGCCTACTAAGGTAAACGATTTAGTTATTTTACTGAACAAAGTTTACCCAGAAAAGTCTGCTTCACTTAAAGATGATACTAAAACTATTTACTTTAAGTCAGGTCAGCGAGATGTAGTAAATTTTATTAACACCCTTAAAGAAAGGTCAGAACAATAATGTGTATGTCACCTAAAGTTCCTCAAGCACCAGTACAACCAGTGCAACCTACTCCAGTTAGAGCAGACCAAGCACAGGATTTATCTCCTGAATTGGTTAAAGCTAACGAGCAGGATTTGAATATTAAGAAGAAAAAAATCAAGAAGTCAGGTACTTCTTCTTTAAATACTTCTTCAGGTTTGAACATAGCTACTAACCCTACTCCTTAATAATGAGTGAGTTTGGTGGTAGTCTTACATCAGCACATACAGCGAAACAAAGATACGCTAAGTTAAAACAAGACAGAGAACATTTCTTAGATAGAGCAGAAGTGTGTAGTGAGTTAACTATTCCGTCTTTAATAACTCCTGACGGTTTTTCTAACACCAGTAAATTATACAACCCCTTCCAATCCGTTGGTGCAAGAGGTGTCAACAACCTAGCAAGTAAACTTCTTTTACTTTTGCTTCCACCCAACTCTCCCTTTTTCAGATTAAAAATAGCAGGTGATGCAAAAAAAGAATTAGAAGAAAACAAGGAAATGAAAACAGACATTGAGCAGTCTTTAGCTATCATTGAAAAAGAAGTGTCTGCTAAAATTGAAACATTAGCATTAAGAGTTTCAGTCTTTGAAGCATTAAAACATCTTATTGTAGGTGGTAACGTATTAACTTACTTACCTAAAAAAGGAAACATGAGAGTGTACCCTTTATCACAATATGTAATTGAAAGAGATGGTTCAGGAAATGTTTTAGAAATTGTTATTTTAGAGAAAGCAAGTGTACTAAGTCTTGGTAAAGAAATTGCAGAAGAAGTTATACAACACCCAGAATATAAAAAAGATGAAGACATAGAATTATATACTCACATTTACAAATTAGAAAATGATGAATTCTACATATGCCAAGAAGTGCAAGGTATAAAAATACCGTCTAGTATTGGTACATTCAAAAAAGATAGAATGCCCTACCAAGCGTTACGAATGGTTAGAATTGATAACGAAAATTATGGTAGAAGTTATGTAGAAGAATTTAAAGGCGACCTTCAATCATTAGAAAGTTTATCACAAGCACTTGTAGAAAGTGCGGCGGCATCATCTAAAATTGTCTTCATGGTTAGACCTAATTCTGTAACTAGAAAAAAAGATTTAGCGACAACTAGAAATGGTGACATCATTACTGGTAGTGCTGAAGATGTTACAGTTTTACAAGCACAGAAACAATATGACTTACAAGTAGTACAACAAGCAGTACAAAAATTAGAAGAAAGAATGTCTTACTCATTCTTATTACACACAGCAATTCAAAGAGATGCTGAAAGAGTTACAGCACAAGAAATTAGATACATGGCAGAACAATTAGAAACTGCTATGGGTGGTATATATTCATTACTATCACAAGAGTTTCAATTACCATTAGTTTCAATACTTATGAAAAGAATGGAACAAGCTAATGAAATTCCTACGTTACCTAAAGGCACAGTAGAGCCTACAATTATTACAGGAATAGAAGCATTAGGTAGAGGAAATGATTTACAAAAATTAAGAGAATTTGTTGCAGAGATAGGAAACTTAGCACAGATAAATCCGCAAGTAGTTCAGGCTTTAAACCCTGATGATTTAATTAAACGTATAGCTATCGGTTTAGGTATTGATACAGACGGTCTTCTTAAATCACCAGAGCAAATGGCTGAAGAACAGGCGGCACAAGAAGAGCAAATGCAAGAGCAACAAATGATGCAAATGGCTGAGAAAGCTGTCCCTGCTGTTGCAGGTAACTTGACTAAGCCACAATAATAAAAGGAAAACATGGTAAATAGAGTAGAAATAAAAACACCTGAAACTGGCAGTGAAACCCCAGTAGATAATAATGCACTTAGCAAACCTGAAGGATTACCTGAAAAATTCAACACAGTTGAAGATTTAGCAAAGTCCTACTCAGAGTTGGAAGCCAAGCTAGGCACTAATAAAGAAGAAGTTAAGACAGAAGAAGTTAAGACAGAAGAAGTAAAGCCACAAGAAACTAAGACAGATACATTAGAGATTGCTGAGAAAGCTGTGACAGACGCAGGGTTAGACATGGGTAGTCTTACTGAAGAGTACACAAAAGAAGGCAAACTAAATGACACGTCTTATGAAGCCTTAGAAAAAGCAGGTATACCTAAAGATTATGTAGACCAGTTTATTCAAGGACAGAAAGCAATCGCTGACCAACAAACTTCAACTATGAAAAGTATAGTAGGTGGTGATGAGGCTTATACTGAGATGTCTAATTGGGCGGCAGAGAATATGACTGACCCAGAAAAGAACGCATACAATTCAGCAGTAAATTCAAAAGATTTAGAAACTGCAAAGTTAGCAGTGCTTGGATTGAAAGCAAAGTTTGAAGCAGTTAATGGTTCTGAACCAAGTTTAATAGCAGGTAAAGCCGCACCCATAGGTGTGGACGGTTATGAAAGTTGGCAACAAGTTACCGCCGCTATGAAAGACCCTAGATATGCAGTTGACCCTGCTTATCAAGCAGTGGTTAAAAATAAATTATCTAAATCAAATATATAATATGACAAAAAATAGTTTGTATGGGAACATTCATAAAAAAAGAGCAAGAATAAAATCAGGTAGTGGGGAAACAATGCGTAAAGCAGGTACTAAAGGTAGACCCACTGCAAGTCAATTTAAGAAAGCGGCAAAGACAGCTAAAGCATAATATGATTACAAAGTTTGTACTCATACTACACCTGTGTTCATACGTTACTGGTAATTGTTTTTCAGATAAAGTTATAAACATAGAATACCCTGACCATTACTCATGTGTTAGGAACGGTTACATACAATCTTACAAAAGTTTAGAAGCGTTAGAAGTTGAAGACATTAACGAAAATAAAACTGTTGTAAAATTTGAATGTAAGGAAATTGAAATAAAGAAAATATAGTTGTGCTTACTTTATAGTAGGCAACTCCTAAACAAAAACTAACAAGCGACTGACCCACTGCGGTGGACAATCGAATGCCCAAAGTTCCATGTTAAGGTTTTTAATCAATAAACAATAACAACAAAAGGACAATACTATTATGGCAAACATAACAGCAACAACTTTTGGGCAGGTCAACTCCACTGGAAATGAAGATGTACTCTTCGAGAAACAGTTTGCAGGAGAAGTGATTACTGCGTTTGAACAGGCTACTAAAACAGCAGGTGCAGACATGGTACGTTCAATTAGTTCAGGCAAGTCGGCTTCGTTCCCAGTGATGGGTAGAATCGGTGCGTCTTACCACTCACCAGGAAATGAGCTTACAGGTTCAACTGTAAATCATGCAGAAAAAGTAATCGTAATAAATGATTTACTTACTTCAACTGTATTCCTATCTAATATCGAAGAAGCGAAAGCACACTATGATGTTAGAAGTGGTTACTCAACTGAGATTGGTAGAGCATTAGCACTCCAAAAAGATAAACACATCTTGCAAACTATTGGTCAAGCTAGTTTAGCATCTGCATCTATTACAGGTGGAGACGCAACAACTAACGTGGTTAATACAGGCATTGCATCTGGTACAGACGCAACAGCCGCTAACGCTATGATTGATGCAATCTTTGCTTCAGCTAAAGAGTTAGACGCAAACTATGTTCCTCAAGAAGGCAGAAAATGCTTTATGAGATTAGAGGAATATTACAAGTTAGCTAATGGTACTAACGCAGTAAACGTAGACTTTACTGGTGGTAACAATGGTGGACTTAGAGATGGTAAAGTAATGAAGATTGCAGGAATTGAATTAATTCCAGTACCTCATTTCATCTCAAGTAACATTGCGGCGGCGAATGACGCAACTGCTCCTTCAGGTAGAGCGGCAAGTGCGGCTGACCCTCAAGCAGTTAACTTATCTAACTTTGTAGCATTGGTTTCACACCCAAGTGCGGTTGGTACTGTAAAATTAATGGATTTATCCGTTGAGAGTGAGTACGAAATCAGAAGACAAGGTACGTTAATGGTTGCTAAATACGCTATGGGTCATGGTGTACTAAGACCAGAAGCGGCAGTAGGTATCAAAGAAGCGTAATTCGTTTCTTATATTTGGTGGGGGATTTATTTCCCCCATCATATTTTTCCAAAAAATTTCACACAAAGGATATATGGCAACACAAATTACACCAACTACAGAGTTACAATCTGTAAACATAATGCTGAGTACGATTGGTGAAGCACCAGTTAACTCAATTACAGGAACTACAACAGTAGATGTAAGTACAGCTATAAATATTCTAAACGAAACTTCCATGTCTATTCAATCAATAGGTTGGAATTTTAATACACACACAAATTACAAATCGCTATCATTAGACATTGATGGCAAAGTTCCCCTTCCTTCAAACTGTGTCAAAGCAGACGCAAGTCACTCCCAAAGACATTTAAATTTCACAATAAGAAATGGCTTCCTATATGACATGGGAAATCACACAGACGTATTCACTACTGCACCTGCTTCAGTTGATTTAGTATTAGTACAGCAGTACGAACATTTACCAGAATACGCTAGACAATATGTAACTATGAAAGCATCAAGAAGATTTGCTTCAAGATTTATAGGTGATAAAGAAATTACACAATTAATAGGTCAAGATGAGAATGAAGCATTAATGGCATTCCATCAAGCAGATAGCCAAGAGAGTGACATCAACGTCTTATCTGGTGACGCTAACACATTTTCTATAATCAATAGAACAGGTCGAAGGACTTACTAATTATGGGTAGTGTTGTATCACAATCAATTCCCAATTTCCTTAATGGTATGTCTCAACAGACACCTACGCAAAGAGGAGTTAATCAGGGAGAAGACCAAGTAAATTTACAGAATGGTCTTACAGACGGATTATCAAAAAGACCCCCTTTAGATTATGTAGCAACATTAGACAGTTCAAACATATATTCTAACAGAACAAAATTTTGGTCTATCGCAAGAGACGCAAGTAACCAGTATGTAGTCGCATTATACAACGGTGGTATTAAAGTATTTGATTTAGAAGGTAATGCAAAGACAGTTACGATTGCAAGTGGTTCAAGTTATTTAACATCTACAAATCCAAGAGAACATTTTAAGTTAGTAAACATTGCTGATTATACATTTATAGCAAACACTTCTAAAACAGTGACAGCAGACACAGCAACGTCTGCGGCTAAAGTAGAAGAATTTTTAATTGTTTGTAAATTAACAAACTACGGTAGAGAATATAAAGTTGCATTGAAACACCCATCAATGTCACAAGAATTGGAAGTAATCTTTCAACTGCCTACTGGTAATGATGCGTCAACTGATGCAAAATTTAGAGATACAAATAAAATTACAGACATACTTTTAAAAGGTACATCAAGTACACACTGGGATAGTAGTGCAAACGGTATTGGTTTTAATGTTAGAAGAACTGACAACGGTTCATCAGTATCTACAACACAAGGGTTGTCTAATTATTCAGGGTTCACTTCTCATTTTACATTTGAAAGTTTTGATAGTGTAATCTATGGAAAACCTACTGATGGTAATGCGGCTTATACTATAACTACATCAGATGGTTCTGGTAATACAGCCATGTATGCAATCAGAGATGAAATACAAGATTTTAGTAAACTACCTTTCTATGGAAAGACAGGTATAATTCTAAAAATTACTGGTGAAGAAGGTGATACCTTATCTGATTACTATGTAAAATTTACAGGGAAGTCTGGTGTATGGAATGAAACTTTAGCACCTGCAACTTCTTTAGGTATAACAAATTCAACAATGCCTCACGCATTGATTAACAACAATAATGGTACATTCACATTTCAAGAATTAGCATGGACTGATAGAGTTTGTGGAGATGCAGACAGCAATCCTAACCCTACATTTATTGGTAAAAATGTTAACAACTTAACTTATTATAAAAATAGATTAGGTATTTTATCAGGAGAGAATTTAATTTTAACTGAGAATGCTTCATTCTTTAATTACTTTGCAACAACATCTACTCAGGTTTTAGATACTGACCCTATTGATATTGCGGCTTCAGGTACACAGGTTAATACACTTAAAAATTCTGTAGGCTTTAATGAAAGTTTATTATTATTTTCTGATACATCACAATATAAATTAGATAGTTCAGGAGATACAATATCACCTACAACTGCAATACTTAATGAAGTATCTGCCTTTGAACATGATGATAAAGTACAACCAATTTCAGCAGGTAAGTATGCTTACTTTGCACAAGCAAGAACATCAGGCACAGCAGTAAGAGAATACTTTGCTGATGATGATACATTAACGAATGATGGTATGGACATTTCTGTGTCTGTATCTAATTTAATACCAGAGAATTGTTATCAAATTGTATCAAACACTACAGAAGATGTACTAGCATTCTTAGTTTCAGATACAGCAGATAGTCAGACAGCACCTTTTAGTGGTACTGCCTCTGCTACTAACTCAAACACAATGTATATTTATAAATATTTCTTTGATGGTGGTGAGAAGGTACAAAATGCTTGGTCTAAGTGGACATTCACAGGTCTTAAAATTATAGGTGTAAGGTCTTTTGAAAGTTATTTATATGTATTAGCTTCAGAAGGGACGACTACAAAATTATTAAAATTAGATTTAAGAAATTTAAAAGATGCTAATATAGGTCATGGAATTTTTATTGATTTAAAGGCTTCTGTTACTGGTACTTATGCAAGTGCTACAAACTTAACAACATTCACTTCACCGTATGGTGCAAAGACTGGTTTAATAGCAGTAGATAGAGTTAATGGAAATAACTATAAAGTTACAAATACTTCAGGGTCTACATATACACTTGTAGGAAATCACACATCATTATTTGTAGGTGTTCCTTATGAGAGTAAATACACATTAACTACGCCATACATCAGAGAGAATACTGGTAGAGGATTAGTTGCAGTTACTTCAGGTAGATACCAAATAAGAAACATATCTTTTAATTTTGAAGACAGTGGTTTCTTTAAAGTAGAAGTTGTTCCAAACAATAGAGACACATCTACAAGTATAATGAATGGTTATGTTATTGGTACAGCAACAAGTGTTGTTGGCAGACCTGCAATCACTTCAGGAACACTAAGAGTTCCAGTGCAATGCAGGAACACAGAGTTTACGTTAAATATAAAATCTTCATCACACCTGCCTATGTATATAGCAGACGCAGAAGTTGAAGGTTACTATCACTCAAGAGCAAGAAGGATTTAATGAAAGAAAATTATGTACGCAAAGCAATATTAAAAGATGCTTTAGAGTTAGCCCCTAAAATAAGAATAGGGGATAGAAAAGAAATTATGGCTTCAAATGCTTCAACTCCATTGGAGGCATTAGTAATACCTTTTACACATGACAATGCAAAAATATATACGATTGTAGGTTCACAGTCTGAGGGTGTTATTGGAATGTTTGGGTCTAGTTCAACAAATGAAAAAGAGTATGGAGTAGTTTGGTTATTATCTAGTGAGGATTTATTTAAACATATTAAGCAGTTTATTAAAGAATGTCCTAAATGGGTAAACGACATGAGTAAAGATTATAAATATGTCTACAATTTTGTAGATGAGAGAAATTGGAAAAGTTTAAAATGGTTACAATTCTTAGGATTTGAACCGAAGAAAAAAATAGGAGATTTTGGCGTTGGAAAAATGCCATTTATATTAATGATGAAAGAGGTAAATAATTAATGTGTGATGTTCAATCTGCACTAGCAGTAGTAGGAGCAGTTGTTTCTCATAGGCAAAAGAAAGCTGACAATACAGCTATCAGAAGAGACCAAGAAACAACAAGACGAAATGCCGATAAAGGATATTTACACGATATTAATAAAATTGACCAAGAAAAAGTTAATGCTGATATGGAAAAAGCAAAAGCTGAGTTTAGAACCAAAGCCGAAAGAGACGGTGAAATTGCACAGAAAGTAAATTTAGGAAATGCCAACAGTACCAAAATTGTTCAATCTCTTGGTGCGTTATATGATGAAGATTGGATTGATATTACAAATGGTTACGACAAAGATTTACAATTATTTTCTAATCAGAAAACAGAAGCATATGCAAACCTATCTAAAACTTACAACAGTTTAAAACCACCTACCGACCCTTCAAGAACAGGTCTAATGCTAGAAGTCGCTACTGCGGCTAACGGTGGATATCAAAGAAGTCAAACTAATAAAGGAGCGAAGAAATAGTAATGGCTGAATATAAAAGACAAGGAACTAACAAATACTATGGTGCAGGTAATGCAGGTTATGTATCAAGTGGTAGTAGTGTTAATGGTTTAGCTAAATCTTTAAAGAACGCAGGGTATGCAATAGGTAAAGCAGAGAGTTTAAGAATAGATAGAAAAAAAGATGGGGCTATAGCTAAAATTGATGAGATGTATGCTAGTGGTAAATCTTTTGAAATTATCCAATCAGAAATTATAAGTGGAAAACACCCAGAGTTAACTGGCAAATACATAGAAGCTACTACAAATTATCATGCAGGTAGAGTTAAAGCCCATGAAGTAATTAATTCTATAAAACAAGGTAAACTTGATAACGGATATGACATTTCAAATGAAAGCATGAACCTTGATATGTTTTATAAACAATACATGCCTGATACTAAAGCAATGGATAGTTCAACTCTCTTAGGTTTTACTTCACAATTTAATAAATTTAGACATAGAGATGCTGTCCAAGATGCAGAACTTAGAGGTGCATATAACTCTGACAAAAAAGTTAGAGAAGGAACAGGATTATTAGATGATATTCCTACAGAAAATTTAAAAAAAGAATTACCAGATTTTATAAAAGGTTTACAAATTCCAGTACCTAATGGTGATGGTTCAGGTGAATCAAATTTATTACATACTAATGCAGAAACACTATCTATTGTTAGAAGAAGTATTCTTGACATCATTGCTAACGCAACAACGGAAGCTGATTTAGATAGAGCAGATATTTTAATGAATACAAATTTAGGATATTCTAAAAGTGGTTCAGCTATTGGAACTTTAGCATCAAGAAAATCAAAAGCAGTTATAGGTATTCAAGATGAATTAACAAGAAAAAGAAGAGCCTTAGAAGTTAATGACAGACAAGAAAAAGAATACCAAAGAAAAGAAGAGGTAAAAGAAATCTACGCAGAGTTATACTCAGATGTAACTGAAACTAATGCGGCAGGTGAAACTGTTACAAGACCTAAAAGCCATACAGAAAAGATGGTTTTAAGAGATAGATTAGAAGCTATGGGTGATGTTCAAGCTGTAGCTAACTTTGATAAATCTATGATGGCTGATTTATATATTAATGAAGACCCTGAAATTTTAGACACTTTTGTTGAAAAGATTTATACAGATGGTTTCTTTGATGTTGAAGAGATGAAAGCAGAGTTCAATAAATTGGACACTGACCCTAGAAAAATGGGTGCAATGTTATCTCACTATGAGAACTCACAAAAAGATGACAATGCAAATCTACATCTAAACAACTTAGCATATTCTTCAGGCTCTAAATCTATAATGAGTATTGTTGATGGTGCATTTAAAGACAGCACTATGCGTAATAAAGAAAAAGCACAAGCACTTGCAGAAAGTTCTGTCCAACGTCACGTTCTCAGAGAGATTTATGATTTTGAAAATGATTTCTTTAAACAAAATGGAAAAAAACCTACGAATGATGAAAGAGATGCTTTCATGGTTAAACTTGAAGGCTACATAGCTAAACAATATAAAAATGCTGTAGGCATAAAACAAAAAGAATTAACCACTTTTGATGACCAAAGAGAATTAGAAGAAACAGCAGGTTTTGAAGAAGTAGATAGACAGATAGAAAAAGAAGCACAAGAAGTTAGAGATAACACAGTCATATCAACAGGTATAGATGGGGAAGCAATTACATTAGGAGGATATGTAGATACCGTATTGTCAAATTTTGACATGATTGACCCCCCTAAAATTAGGGAAGCAGTTTTAACTGGAGTTATAAAAGCTACAAAAGATAAAACAGCAGAAGAAGTTGCTTTTGAAAAAATACAACTTCCTAAAATAAAAAGATATATTACTTCAATAGTTGGAACAACACTTAACCAAGAAGTAATAGATATGATGTCTAATGAAGATTTAACAACAATCATTCAACAAATTACAACTAATTTAAAAATGAATAGTTCTAATGATGCGGATAATAAAAAAGCAAACAATCAAATTGCACAAATAATTCAATCCATAATAGGGAAATAATAAATGGCAAGTTTAGACTTATTCAGCACAACAACAGAAGAGAACGACACTACCTTAACTACTCCTTATAAAGTACCTACAGTAGCAACTAATGAAAATGATGCTTTAGAGCAGATACAAACAGAAGACTTCTACAAAACATTAAGTAGTTATTATTCTTACAGAGAAGACGACAAGAAATTTAATAGAATGACCCATGTAGAATTATTAGATTATTTCTATGAAGATAGGTCTTGGAGAACTAACAACACTGTATCTATGGGTATGGATTTATCTAATGTTATGGGTGAAGACAATGAAGATAGGTTAAAAGAATTTGCATACATATCACAAACTTATGAAAACCTTCCTTCATTTTGGAATGACCCAAATAGAAGTTTTGGTGCATGGTTAGTTGATAATGGAAGTGCAATGATACTTGACCCTGTTAACATAGTTGGTGCAGGTGTTGGAGGTCAAGCGGCTAAACAAGCATACAAACAAGCATTAAGAGTTACTTTAAAAGATAAAATCGCAGGTGAAATAAATGAAAAAGCACTGAAAGAAACATCTAAATATGCACAGAAACAAGCATTAGGTAAAGCAATGGTAAAAGGTGGATTGACTGAAGGTGTTATCAATACAGTTATAGCAGGTGGTCAAGATGCTTTATTACAACACACAAACATAGAAGCAGGAATACAAGAAAAATATAGTGCAGGTAGAGGTGCAATAGCTTCAGCCGCAGGTTTTGGTTTTGGAACAGCTTTTGGTTCTGTCTTCGCCGCAGGTGCTTTTAAAATGACTAACAACTCTTTAAGAAGAAAAAGTGTTAAAAAATTACTAGAGATAGAACAAAAAGGGCAGAGCAATATAACAGGTGCAAGACTGTTTGATGAACTGATACCAGACGATAATACTCCAACTTTAAAAAATAAACCTTCTCCTAAAACTACAAAAGAATATATCAATGACCTTAATTCCAGTAAAATAGATGCTGATGATAAACCCCCTAAACTTTCAAACAACGCTGTCAGACTTAATAATGTCAGTTCAGACCAAACGACTAGCACTGAAGCATTAATTAAATTTACGATTGAAGAAGTTACAGAAAAATTAAAAAAGAAAAAGATTACTCACGCTGAAATGATTGCTGATGCAGTCACTAGATTTGGTGCTGACCCTAAGAAATTAAAAGAAGCGGCAGAAAGAGTAGCTTATGGTGAGGAATTTACTAAACTTTATGCAACTATGGTTGCACAAGGAGACGCTATTAAAAGTAGATACGACATTATGGGTGGGTTAGGCACAGAGAGTAACAGGCTTGATTTGTTACCTGCTGAAAAATTACAAATGATAGCTGACTTTGATAGACAGATGGCAGATGTCAAAGAAATGTTAGAAGTTAAATCTGAGATGGGTACAAACGTAGCTAGAGGATTAAATGCAAATAACATAGATGCTGATGGTGCAAGAGCCGCAAAACTTATGGCTGACCCTGAAGACCCTAAAATGTCTAAATTAGCAAATGGAACTCCTGAACAAAAATGGGAATTTATGAATGCTGTTGGTAAACTATCTGACAGAGACCAAATTATTAGAGCATTACAAAATGCTAGAGAAGTTGATAAATGGGATATTGCAACTGAATTTGTAAACAATAACCTTCTATCTTCTCCTGACACACACATACTAAACATTGTATCTGGTCTGGTACAGACACAGTGGAAACCTGCAACTATGATGTTGAGAGGTGCTAACATGTATTTAAGAGATGCAGACAGAGCAAAAGTAATTATGAGAGAAGCCTTACAAACTTATCTATATCAATTTGCATTTATTGGACATGCTTTAAAAAGAGCAGGTAAATCATTTTATGAAGGTCGAGCCATACTTGATAGTAGACAGATGAAACATGATAGCACTATGAGGCAAGGACAGCTTCAAGATTTATTTGATGCTTGGGGTGAAACTGTAACTAACCTTGTAGGTTTAGATGGAACTAGATTAGGTAAAATAGTAACAGGTGCATTTAAAGGAGCAGGTAGAACGGTCTCTGCACCTATGAGAGTTTTATCAGCAGGTGATGAATTTCTTAAATCTATGATGTTTAAAGCTAGAATGACATCTTTGATTAACTCAAGAATATTAAAAGAAAACCCAGAGTTTAGTGTAATAAAAGATACTAAATTAAAGTTAACTGACATTAGTTATGCTGATGCTTATAAAAAAAGAGCAAAAGAAATAGAAGGTGAGTATATTAGAGAAAATGGTTCAGCAATAGAAATTGATAAAACAGTAAATGCTAGATTAAATTCACCTTTGTATCACGCACAGGAAGGGTCATATACTGGAAATGTAGGTCAAATAAATCCTAATACAAAAGAACTAGAAGATAAATTTACAGGTTCTCTTTTAAGAGTTGCTACAAAACATAAATCTTTAAGGCTACTTGGTCTTCACTTTGTAAATACACCATCAAACTTATTAAGATGGTCAGCACAGCATTTACCTTTTCTTGGTAGATTTCAATTTCAAATGGGACATATGTTGGCAGAAAAAGGAATGCGAAATGGTAAAATTAGAAGTGAAATTGCTAGAGGTTTAAATCCATTTAGAAAAAAAGAATACCTTAATCCTGAAGCGGCGGCAGAAGCTACTGCAAGAATACAAATGGGTTGGGCGTTATGGGGAAGTGCAATTAGTTTAGCTATGTCTGGCAAGATTGTAGGAGGTGGTGACATTAACTATAAAAAACAAAGAGACGTAGAACAGAACACAGGTGAACAGGCTTACTCATATAAAACAGATGATGGTAGATATATTTCTTTAAACAGATTAGACCCTCTTATGATGCCATTCTTTATTGCGGCAGATTTAATTTCTTTATTTAATGACAAGCTAAAACATACAGATGATTTAGACCCAGTAGTAGAAAAAGATACAACTGAATTAATTATGGGTGTTGTTGCTACACTTACAAGAAATATAACATCTAAATTCTATACTAAGAATATTGTAGAGTTAGTGAATATGATGACATCAGATGACATTATGTTTACTAAAAAACCTGAAAGAATGGGGACACAAATAGCATCTCAATTTGTTTATAAAGCATTCCCTTTATCAGGTGGTTTAAGATATGTAGATAGAGTTAATGATGAATGGGAAAGAGAATTATATACATTAAGCGATAGATTAAGACTTCCATTCCAAAGCAAAACATCAATCATGCCTAGACGTAATATGTTTGGTGAAAAGATTGATAGAAAAAATGGTTGGTTATTTGGATTAGGAGGCGAGACAGGTCTATGGTCATCTCCGTTTGCTATGACTAATTTTAAAAATACAGAGACAGCTAAATTTATAAGAGAAAGAGAATTTAAGTATTCACACCCAATACAAAGTATCAGACTTAAAGGTGATGCTTCATCTTTAAATCTTAAAGATATGAGAAATGATAAGAACCAAACAGCTTACGATAGACTATTAGAAATCAAGAATGAGACTACTGTAGATGAAGGTGGAAATATTATTTACGATAAGTCTTATGATGGTAAACAATATACATTAGCTGAGTATGTAGAAAAAATGATATTAGATAAAAACAGCGAAATCTACATGCACCCACAAGGCACAGTTAATGGTAAAGATGAACAAGCCCAAGTTATTATTGACTTTGTAAAATCAGTAGACAGATTTGCAAAAGAAGAAATGATGAGTGAGTTCCCAGAATTTGCTGAAAGACAGAAAGCATTGTATGAGAACTTAGACAAGAAATACAACAAACATTATGAAACTTTAGAGTTATTATCTCAATAATTAGTTCATATTAAAAAGTACCCCTTTTAGAAGAATTCAACCCAAAATAAGGAAAATAACACATGGCAAATAGTTTTGTACGTTACACAGGTAACGCTAGTACAACAGCTTTTGCTATATCTTTTAGCTACAGAGCGGCAACAGATTTAACAGTAACGGTTTCAGGAACAGCTACTACAGCATTTACACTGAACGCCGCAGGAACAACTTTAACATTTAATACTGCACCTGCGAATGCTTCAGCTATTGAGATTAGGAGAAAAACCTCTCAGACTGCAAGGCTTACAGATTATGCTGATGGCTCAGTTTTAACAGAAAATGATTTAGACACAGATAGTGAACAAGCATTCTTTATGTCACAAGAAGCTATTGATGATGCCTCAGATGTAATCTCATTAGACAACTCAGATTTCCAATATAATGTAGGAAACAAAAGATTAAAAAATGTAGCAAACCCTACGTCAGCACAAGATGCGGCTACAAAAGATTATTTAGAAAACACTTTCTTAACTACAGCTAACAAAACAGCTTTAACAAATGTTAATGCAAATATTTCAGCTATAAATGCTGTGAACAGCAGTGCAACAGCTATAAATACTGTAAACTCAAATTCTACAAATGTAAATTTAGTTGCAGGTTCTATAGGTTCAGTAAACACAGTAGCAAGTGATATTGCAAAAGTAATTGCAGTAGCAAATGATTTAGCAGAAGCAGTTTCAGAAATTGAAACAGTTGCAGACGATTTAAACGAAGCTAGTTCAGAGATTGATGTAGTTGCAGGAGCAATCGCAAACGTAAATACAGTCGGTGGGGCTATCGCAAACGTGAATACAGTAGCAGGAATATCTTCTACAATTACAGCAGTAAATAATAATTCAACAAATATAAATGCTGTAAATTCAAATTCTACAAACATTAATACTGTTGCAGGAAATAATTCAAATATAAATACAGTAGCAGGATTAAATTCAGCGATAGGAACTGTAAATGGTAATGCTTCTAATATAAATATAGTTGCAGGAAATAATTCAAATATTAATACTGTAGCAGGAGCAAATTCGAACATAACAGCAGTTGCAGGTATTGCATCTGATATATCTGCAATAGAAAATATAAAAGCTAATGTAACTACAGTTGCAGGAATGTCGTCAGCTATTAATACTGTAAATGGTAATTCAACAAATATAAATGCAGTAGCAGGTGCAACCACTAATATTAATAATGTAGGTGGTGCTATAACTGCAATTAATAATGTTAATACAAATTTAGATTCAGTAAATGCTTTTGGTAATCAATATAGAATTTCAGCTAACGCACCCACAAGTTCACTAGATAGTGGAGATTTATGGTGGGACAGTACAAACAATATTTTAAAAGTTTATGGTGCTTCTGGTTTTCAAAGTGCAGGTAGTTCTATTAATGGAACTTCAGCTAGATTTAAATATGTAGCAACAAACAACCAAACAACTTTTACAGGTTCAGATGCAAGTAGTAATACTTTAGCTTATGACCCTTTATATTTAGATGTTTATTTGAATGGTGTTCACTTAGACCCTACAGATTTTACAGCTACAACTGGTTCTTCAATAGTATTAGCAACAGGTGCTTCTACAGGAGACATTCTTTATATAGTTGGATTTGGTACATTTAATGTAGCTAGTGTGGCAGGTTCAGCAATTAATTCAGGAACAATAAATTCAGCAAGATTACCAACAGTACCAACTTCTAAAGGTGGTACAGGTTTAACTGCAATCGGTACAGCAGGACAAGCATTAAAAGTAAATGCGTCAGCTAATGGTTTAGAATATGGTTCTACATCAAGTGCAGAAGTTTATGGTTTTGAAAAGTTTTTCTCAGCTTCTACTTTAGTTAAAACTGTAACAGTAGTTTCAGTTGATGGTGCAAATAAATACTTTATAGATGGTGTTCAACAAGACGCTTTAGATTTATATGAAGGTAATACTTATGTATTTAATTATCCTTCAGCACACCCATTTAAATTTTCAACAACTTCAAATGGAACTCACGCAAGTGGTTCTGAATATACAACAGGTGTAACTCATAACAGTTCAACACAAGTAACAATCGTAGTGGCTACTAATGCACCTACACTTTATTATTATTGTTCTTCTCATACAAATATGGGTGGAACAGCAAATACACCAACACCTGCTTTAAATAACATGAGAGTAATTACGACCAATCAAGGTCAAGATAACATCACTGAAAGTCAATATGCCAACTTTGATGATGTTTTATTTAGTGCTTCAGGCTTTGTCTTTAGCATTAATTCAAATGGCAATTTAATATCAACAATATAAGGAAATAAAACATGGCAACAATCAATCTGGGTGCTATCAAATTTAACTGGAAGGGTGCTTACAATAGTGGCACTACATATTCCATTGATGATGTAGTTTCATCTGGTGGTAATAGTTATGTTTGTATTCAAGCACATTCAAATCAAGCAGTAGGCAACGCAACAGCTTACTGGAATATAATGTCTACAGCAGGAACTAATGGAACTAATGGTTCTAATGGTTCTAATGGAACTGACTTATCAACAACTTTAACAACACAAGGCGATATACTTTACAGAGATGGAAGTGGATTACAAAGATTAGCTAAAGGTTCAGCAAACCAAGAGTTAAGAATAAACTCTGGTGCAACTGCACCTGAATGGTACACACCGAGTGGTGGTGGAGGTGGTATGCAATCCATACAAGTCTTTACTAGTACAGGTTCAAGCACTTACACAAAACCTTCAGGTGTAACTAAAGTAAAAGTTATAGTTACTGGTGCAGGAGGTGGTTCTGATGCTATAAATGAGGTTTACTACCATGCAGGTGGTTGTGGTGCAGGAGGAGGTGGTGGTGGAACTGCTATCGACTTTATAGATTTAAGTGGAGTTGCTACTGTTAATGTTACTGTTGGTACAGCAGGTGTTAATGGTTATGAAACTGGTGGGACTAATTATGAAGGTACAACTGGAGGAACAAGTTCATTTGGTTCTTATTGTACTGGAAATGGTGGTGTAAAATCACAGTCATATTCATATTCTCAAGGTGGAAATGGTGGAACTGCTTCAAGTGGCTTTATTAATATTACTGGTGGAGGTGGAATGTCTCAAACAGCTAGTAGAGAAAGTTCCAGTTATCAAGCAGGTGGAATGTCTGGTGGTGGAACTTTTTGGGGTTCTGGTTCAACTGGTGGTGGTTATAGTGCAGGTTCGGCAACTGGAGGAGCTTTCGGTGGAGGTGGTGGTGGTCGAAGTTCTGGTAACAACGCAGGGCAACAACCAAAAAACGGAGTAGTTTACGTAGAGGAGTACGCATAATATGAAGGCATTAATATTCGAAAATAAAGTAGTAGATGTTCAAGAAAATGAATTTGAAGTAGCACCTACAATGACTTGGGTTGATTGTGATAACACAATTAAAGCAGGTTTTAGTTATGATGGAAGTACATTTACATCTAATGAACCAACTGCTGAAGAAATACAAGCAATGGTAGATACAGCACAAGCTAGTATAACTGCTAAAGCAAGTGGTAACACTAAACTATTAGGTTTAGGTTTAACACAAGCAGAAGCAACAGCACTTACTGGTTTCACACCAGAATAATACTTAAAGGCTAGGTAAAAATATCTAGCCTTACAAAATTCACAACAACAAATTATAGGAAATAAAATCAATGACAAAAGCAAGAAATATTGCAGATTTACTAGACGCAAATGGAGATGTAAAATCAGCTAGTTTAGATAATGTACCTGCTGTTGATTTAACTAATCTTTCAGCAACTAACTTAACTTCAGGTACAATACCAAATGCTAGAATTACTTTAGATGCTAATGAGATACCAAATATCTCTACAGATAAATTGACTTCAGGAACAATACCAGATGCTAGATTACCTTCAACAGCTTTAAATAGTAATGTTGATTTAGCAACAACACTAACGACACAAGGTGATTTACTTTTCAGAGATGGAAGCGGATTAACAAGACTAGCTAAAGGTACTCATGGACAACACTTAGTGCAAACTGGCTCACACCCTGCATGGACAACACCTGCTGTAGCAAGTTCTGATTATGTAAAATTAGCAGACTATAGTTATAGTGGAAGTGGTGTTAATAGTTTTAACTTTCAAAATGTTATTAGTTCTACATATAAGTCATATTATTTAAAACTAGGAGATTTTGTAACTGGTACTGCTGAAGATATAAGTCTGAGATTTCTAACTGGTACTAACACAGAAGTAAGTAGTAATGATTATAATACATTAAGTTTCGGTAAATATATGGACACAAATGGTTCTGGCGGCTTCGACCAAGTTTTAATGCATAGTGCTAACTATATAAAATTTGCTCCCTATTGGTCAGCAAACTCTACAAATGTTCTAATAGGTTCACAGTTAGATGTTTGGTTTAATGCAGGTGCTAATAGAACAGCAACATTGAGTAGTAAATGGTGTACAATGAAAAGTGCTGGTAATTATAAAAATGTGATGACTGGTGGACATTCTTGTCAATCAAGTTCATCTGCATATACTGGTATCACTCTTTATATGCCTTCTTCTGGAACTATAACTAATATCAGTTGTCAACTTTATGGACTTAAATAGGAGAAAAATATGAAAAAAATAATAATAAATGCTGAAAATCCAAATGGAATAGAAGTTGATTTAACTGCTGAAGAAATATCACAAAGAAAAATTGATAATGCAGATTATGAAACTAAAAAACAAGCAGAAAAAGATGCTAAAACAGCTAAAGCTACAGCACAAGCAAGTGGTAACACTAAATTATTAGACTTAGGTTTAACACAAGCAGAAGCGACAGCAATGACTGGTTTCGCACCAAGCGAATAATATTTAAATGGCTAGAAAAAAAGTTAACCCTGTGCATATGTATGCAGAGCAAACAACTGGGGTTAGACTTTCAAGCCATGAAAAACTTTGTGCTGAACGAATGAACAACATTCTTAAAGCATTAGAAGAAACACAAAAAGAAATTAAAACTTTAAGAGCGGATATAAATAAAGGAAAGGGAGCGTTGTGGGTACTGCTAGTTATTAGTGGTATAGTCACTGGAGCGTTTAATTACTTCAGCTAATGTGGTTTGCATTACTTAAAAACCCTCTTACAAAAATCATAGCAGAAAAAACATTTGGAGCAATTTCTCACAAATTAGCTAAAGATAAAATTGTAAGAGAAAAAGAATTAGATGCGGCATCTCAAATTTCAATAGAACAAATCAAACAGCAAGAGCATTCACTAAAAGATGAATGGTTATGTTTATTTTTTACAGTTTTAATGGCACTCCATTTCATTCCGTACACTCAGGACACAATGCAAAGAGGGTGGGAAATTTTAGAATATGCTGACCCAATGTTTTTTTACATAATTTTGACAATCGTAGGAGCGTCATTTGGTGTGACTACAATGAATAAAATGAAAAAGAAATGAATGTTTCAGAATTATTAAAAAAGAATTTTGTAATGATACCTGTAGTTATTTCTATTTTGGTTGGAACGTTTACAGGTGTTAGATATATAGTATCTTTAACGGAAACTATTGATAAAAATAAAACTGCAATTTTAATAATTAACGATACTCATCTTTTTAATTTCAAAACATACATTGCTAGAATACAAGAAAATCAAAATCATTTATTATTAAACATAGAGAAAAACAAAGGTAATACCATTGTTGCTAATGACAAGATGGATAGGCTTGAAGATAAAGTAAAACAATTAGAAATAGATTTTAAAAATTTTTTAATACAGAAAAGCAATTAATGAGAATAATAGATAAAATTTTTATCACCGTATTTGAATTTTTTGACAGATTAAATGAAAAAGTAGAAGCAGTTATGAATTTTGACATCAACCAACAGAAAAAAAAGAAAAAATGAACCGAATAATTTACAGTGCGTTAGTTATTATGTGGATAGGTTTAATTACATCTACAGTTGCAAATGCAGTTGGAAATCAAACAAATTCTAGTGGTTCAAATACTGCAATAGAAGGAAGTTACACAGGTGGTGCAACAACTTACGAAAGCGGAAGCACATCAACATCTACAACAAATTCAACATCTACTTCAAACATGAAGTCAGCACCTTATACATCTTCTGCACCAAGCATGAACACATCAAATAATTGTGCAATGGCTTTGTCTGGCGGTATTCAAACATTTTCTATTGGAGTGAGTGGCGGAAAAAGTTACGTTGACCGAACATGTGAACTTATAGCTTTATCTACAGCACTTAGAAATGTAGGAATGAAAGTTGCTTCAATCGCAATCCTTTGCCAAGATAAAAGAGTATGGGAAGCATTTTTATCAGCAGGAACTCCATGTCCTACAGATGGGAAAATTGGAAAAGAAAGTTTAAAATTAATTGCAGAGAAATATAATTATCAAATGCCTACCTATAAAAAATGGGTGGAGTTAGAAAAAAAGAAAAAGAAAACAATTAAAATAAAAAAATTAAAACCAATCATAGTTAGATAATGAACAGAAAAACAAACACAGCATTAATTGCTTTGCTTGGAACAATTCTTATGGGACTTAGCACATGGGTTGTAATCACACTCGTGGAAATCCAAGTTTTAGTACACATGATACAGCAAGAGTTAATGGGGTTTGAAAAAGTTATAGGTCGTATTTATTATCATATGGATAAAATAAAATGAGAATAATCATAGTCTTAGGAGTATTCCTTTGGTTAATGTTAAGTTGGTTCGCTAGTTCCGTAGGATTAACAGACGAAAATGATACAGCTTATACTACAAACATTCTGCCAAACGCAGGGACAACATCATCTTCACAAGATAATTTTAACATTGATGGTGTCAGTACAACTTCAAGTAATTTAGGAAACAATTCTACGCACAATGGGTTTACAATTACTTGTGAAACACAAATTTCAGGAAATTGCGGACAAGCATTCAATGGTGAATTAGAAAGTTCGAGAGACATGAAAGTCTCAGCTTCAGGTTCACTTTTAAACCTTACTGGTACAGATGATGCAGGGACTAGCTACACAAGTACAGTTGAGAAAAACAACGGAGGAGTGCAGTTAACTTCAGGTATTTCGATTCAAAATTGTGAGAGTTCTACAAGTGCTTTCAGTTGTGGGACGAAAGAAGGTGAAATGGATAGTTTTATTTTAAAACAATCTATTAAAGATAAAGATGGGAATACTCTAGCAACCATGACTACAACAAGAATAGATGATGCAGGGTACAATAATAATTCTAAGCATTTTAATGACAATCTAATTTATAATGGCACTGGTGCTTATAGTTATGAATGGGAATGGCAAGGTAATGATAGTGCTTTAAGTTCTACCGCATTGAGTGGTGTAAATTTATTAGGTGCTGAGTTACTTTATGAATTTCCAACAGAAGATTATTCTCCTTTAACAGTGCAAGAACAACTAGATATAAATGAGGCTCTTGGAACTAAAGACTTAAATGAGAACCAAATCTGGGACGTTATTTCTGGCATAGAAGAAAAGATTGCCATGAAAATATATGAGAGTGGTGTACCAGAAAATACAAAAATCGAAGTAGAGTTTACAGAAGAAATGAAGGTTTATGTTAAAACTTCAAATCCAGTAAATACTAATGTCGTTAATAAAGTAATTGAAGAAGTTAAAAAAGAAGAAACTATTGAAAGCATTGCTAAAGAAGTAGTGCAGATGGTTAAAAAAGAAACTGAAGAAAAAGAAGAAGTTAAAAAAACAATAACGGAAAAGGAAACAGATGAAAAAGAAACCAAAACCTTACAAACCAAAGCCATACAAACCAAAAAAGTAAAAACAGAAAAGAAAACTAAAGTAGCTTCTTTATCAGACAAATTAGATAAAGTTGATGTTGTAGTAAAAGATGTCTCAAAAAATCTTGAGGTTAAGAGCTTACTTAAACTAGATGCCATGCTTAAAGATGAGGTGTCGTTAGTTGCGTACACAAATATAGAATTTTATAAACCAAAGAATATTTATCTAAATCAAGATTTCATGCTTGATAACAGACTTATCTATGCGGATATAAACCTAGATGTTTACACAGCAAATGACCCATTGGTTATCAAAGAAAGAAAATTAGAACAAATTAATTATAAAAAACAAAAACTATTAATAGAAATAAGGGAATTACAAAATGGATAAAAAAATAATTAAGACACAATTAATACACCTATGGAATGACCATAAACCGTTTATGATTGCAGTAGCAATTCTCATAGTGATTGCATGGATAAACTAAAGAATAACTTAACTAACATTGTAGTTCTGATTGGACTTATAGGAAGTATAGGAGCAGGATTTATAAAATACGGTGAAGTTATGACTAAGATAGATGTGTTAGAAAATTCATCTAAAACAGTTGATTTATCTATCGTTGCTGTACTTAAAGAAAAAGTTAAAGCACTAGAAAGTGTTGATACAAGACACAATCACACTGACATAGCAATTAATAAAAAAAGTATAGACTTATTAAATCTACTTATTGAAGAGATGAAAGAACAGTCAAAAAATCCTCTTCAGTAGAACATGAAAACAGCCAAGTCTTATGTTCCTAGAGAAAAACCGAAAAAAAGAAAAGGACAACATGCCAAGTCAAGAAACAAAGGAAGTACCTTTAAAAAGTACAACCGACAAGGAAGACCGCAATAGTTTAACCAATATTATAAAAGAGTTGCCACAGTTATTAGTAACTCACGCATACAATAAATTAAAATCAGGAGACGAACTAACGGCATCAGAAATGAAAGTGTGTTTAGAAGTTTGTAAAACTTACAGCACAGAACCTTTGACTAAAAAGGAAGATAACATTCTTGATGACATACCGTTTGATACAGATGGACAATAGATTAAAGAACTTTAAAAATTTTCTATATTTATGTTGGAAGCATTTAAACTTACCTGAACCAACACCAATACAATACGATATCGCAGACTATCTACAGGCTAAAGAAAAAAGATTAGTTATCGAAGCGTTTAGAGGTGTAGGTAAATCTTGGATTACTTCAGCGTTTGTCGTTCACCAATTATTATTAAATCCGCAGAGAAACATATTAGTTGTATCTGCATCTAAAAGTAGGGCTGATGATTTCAGTACATTTACACAAAGATTAATTGGAGAGATGCCTTTACTGGCTCATCTAATTCCTAGAGACAACCAAAGACATTCAAAGATTAGTTTTGATGTTGCACCTGCTACAGCCAGTCATGCACCCTCAGTTAAATCTATGGGTATCACAGGTCAGTTAACAGGTAGTAGAGCAGATTTAATTATTGCAGATGACGTTGAGAGTGCGAATAACTCCCAAACGCAACTTATGAGAGATAGATTAAGTGAAACTGTAAAAGAATTTGATGCAATTATTAAACCAGAAGTAGGACGTATTATATTTCTAGGTACACCTCAAAATGAAATGTCATTGTACAATACATTAGAGGAAAGAGGTTTTAAGACAAAGATATGGACAGCATTAGTACCAACTAAAGCACAAGCAGTTGGTTACGGAAATAAACTTGCTGACATTATCGTAGGTAAAGAAGGAGACCCTACAGACCCTAAAAGGTTTGATGGCGTAGATTTGATGGAGCGTTTAGCTTCTTATGGTCGTTCAGGGTTTAATTTACAATTTATGTTAGATACAAGTTTGTCTGACGCAAATAGATACCCTCTTAAACTAAATGATTTAATAGTAGCTTCAGGTTGTTCAACTTGGAAAGATGCACCTGCAAAAATACAGTGGGCTTCATCACCAGAGCAAATGAAAGGTATAGACCCAGATATTCCTAATGTAGGACTTAAAGGTGACTACTTTGTAGCCCCTATGCACATGAGTGAAGAATTTACTCCGTTTGAAGGCACATGTATGTCGATTGACCCTAGTGGGCGAGGTGAGGACAAAACAGCTTACGCTGTGCTTAAAATGTTACATGGAGTGCTATATCTGACTGCTGTTGGCTCGTTAGATGGTGGATATTCAGACAATACCATGTCTCAGTTATCTCACATTGCGAGAAAACATGATGTCAACTATGTGGTTATCGAGAGTAACTTTGGTGACGGTATGGCAACACAATTACTTAAACCTATCATGGCTAAGATACACCCATGTGAGATTGAGGAAGTTAGACACAATATTCAAAAGGAGAAACGTATTATAGATACCTTAGAGCCTTTAATGAATAGCCATAGGTTAGTCATAGATGATTTACTAATTAAAGAAGACTTTAAGAATGAGCCTGACCATCAGTTGTTTAGACAGATGACAAGACTTACTAGAGACAAAGGTTCACTTAGACATGATGATGCTATAGACGCATTAGCTATCTGTGCAAACTATTGGGTGACACGTTTAGATAGAGACCAACAATTATCTTACAATCAACACAAAGAAGACTTGTTAGATAAAGACTTGGAAAGATTTATGGAACACACAACTGGAATTAGAGGAGAAAAACAAAGATGGATATAGAACAAACTAAAGCAGAGATTAAGAAAGAAGAAGGCTTCCGTATGGAGACTTACCACTGCACTGAAGGGCATCTTACAGGTGGCTTTGGTCACAAAATGTTAGAGGGCGAAGAAGTACCTACTGACATGGCAGGGTGGAATAAGTTATTTGAAAGAGACTTTGCAAGAGCAGTTTCAGGTTCAGAAGAATTACTAATGATATCTCCTAATGTGCATGACACTGCTAGACATATAGTGGTTGAAATGTGTTACCAGATGGGTAGCTATGGTGTTTCTAAGTTTCATGGTATGCTTTCAGCACTCCAAGATAGTGACTATGTCACTGCAAGTAAGGAGATGTTAGACAGTAGGTGGGCAGTTCAGACACCAAACAGGGCTAAGCGTATGGCTGAGCGTATGGGAAATATTTCATAAAAAAATATGAAAGGGTATTTGATATATAGAGAACGTCAATTCCCCCCTTCGATAACCTGTGGAAGCGTGGGAAAAGTACAGAAAGCAAGGCTTTAAAGGGCTTTTTTTAACTATAAGGACAGCATATCCTTTGCTTATGCGTGGCGTGGGCGTATTCTTTTTATTATTGTATGTGCTTCAGCTAGTCTGTTTTTTTATTTCACACATAGCCACACGCACAGGCACACGCCTAGTTCTTTATATATACGCACACACTCACAGGCACACGCCTAGTTCTTTAAGTATCACAGCCACACACAGCCACGCACAGCCACACCAATGGCAGGACGCAGGGCAGTGGTCATATCAATTTAATTATAAAAGTTCCCATTCTAGTGAAAACAAAAGAAACACACACAGGTATCTACACAGGTATCACACACAGCCTACGCAGGGTATCTCCTAAGTATCTCCACAAGTACACCACAAGCACACCACCAGAGACACCATCAATAATATTATAATAGTAATGATAATAAAGCATATCCATAATAGCTATATCCATAATAGATACGCTACAGGATATTAAACCTTAATGGGATAATCCTATTAAATACTATATATTCCTATATTATCCTATAAATAGCATAGAATAAGGCTTTTATAGCTTATTTTAAATTATTTTACTTTTTTTTCATTTTAGCTATTGCAATCCGCAAACGCATGTATATATAGATATTAGTTATTTATTTT